ACGGACCTCTAACTGCAAATGGAACATCTACATTCAATTCAACCGCAAATTTGATCGGAACTACCAATGTAAGCGGAGCTTTTAATTTATTACTTGGCGGTCATTTCGTAGGTCAGAACACTATTTCTGGTGCAACTGCTGGGCAGCCTTTCCCTTCACCTTCTTCTGGAGGTGGTGGGAGATCTTCTACATTGGTTGCTCCTTACGAAATTACCGGAACTGAAGATTTAATTTATGCCCAGTGTGGGCCCGGATGGTACATGTCGGTAGGAACAACCGGTGCCTCTGGATCTGTTTTAGTTTCTGGAACAAGAATTACAATTGTTAACACTAGTGATACTGGTGGATTTTTAGCTACGGGGGTTCAAAATTCTGGAGCCTATTATACTGGATTTAATACTGAAGCTTCTTACGCTAACTTCCCTTCTGCCGGAATTACATGTGATTCAGGGAGGCCTTATCAATCTGCGATCACTTTGCAATGGGAGCCTAGAATTTCTCAGGGCACAGGAACTGAACAGGGATCTTGGATTGTACTTTCCTCCTCCAATATGACCTTCTAATAAAAATATGGCTAAAACTCCCTTTATACGTCCATTACAGGTTCAAGGTGGTACCTTTTACGCCTTCTCTTCGGCAGCAGAAGACCTTTCTTTTACTTTTAATAACTCAATTAATAGATTCAAGTTTTCCAAATTTGCCTTGTTGAATATTCCGGATATAGATTCTACGAATCCGCTCGGAAACACTTTGAAGTTAGAAGCACCAGACTCTGCTTTTTTAGATAAAGCTACGAATGCTCAAAAGATAATTACTAGTAACGCCAACATAAATTTTTCTCAAAGTTTCCAAAGTTATTGTTTGAATTTAGAAACAACAATTTTAAGCGGACTCAATTACGATCAATCTTTAAAACAAAACATTTCGGAAAGAGTTTTTTGGAAATGGATGAAAGAATTAGGAGGAATCAGATTTCAACCAGCTTCTTCATCACAGGTAGTTCCGACTTTGGACCAAAATACTGTTTTGACTGTTAATGGATTGCCGGTGACACAAAAAAGATATGTTGAAGGTGATCCGACCGGAGGAACTGGTTCTTACGGATTAACTGGAGCAACATACAACAGGGTAGTTCAGTATATTGGTAATTTAGATATTGTAAATTCAGTTAAGAATAATAACAACACTTACTCAGAGGTGTATGTAATGGTTCCAACAAAAGACGGAAATACACCAACAGTTTTGTTCAAAAATGTCGTGGATCAAAATTATCCATCTGATTTTTCATGGACCAACAACCCGCAAGATCCCTTGAATGATGAATATCTAACTGGCAGATCCTATGATGAATTGAATCCGAGTGGTTTGACAAATTTGGCAATTTTCGACTGCGATGTTTTAGGGTCTCCCCAAGTAGAGTTCGAAAACACTTCCAATGGATCAACAGGATCTGGAAACTGGTATTCTCCCAGAGCAATTGCAGATACTTATTTCACCGATGGAACTAATCAAGGAACTAATCCTCCATTTACAGATCCTACTGCCAAAATTTTGGAAAAATCACACAATTTATATTCCCTGGAATATGTAAGAACAAATTTGGATTCTATCGGCTTAGATTTCAATCCCAGCTCATATAAACAAATTGTGGATGACCCAGCGATTTCAACTTTGGAGGAATTCAACGCAACTTCTTTATCACAAGATTTTTCATTCAATGCTGTTTTAATTTATTATGATGTTTATGATCCTGCAATTCCTGCCGATTCTGCCACCAACTTATATGGTGTTCTTTTCCTGGACGATGTCCAGGATACAGGAATAGGCACCTATGAAATTCCTAGATTTAAAAAATTCAAGCCAAACCCCGTTACCAAATTGAATGGTAACTCATTTGGATTGAAGTTGAACATTAAATTCGACGTAGATATAGATCAAACCGGGGTAGAACAGGCAATAAATGACTACTCCCCCTTTTCTTTATCTATGTTCATGGATGCAATGAATGTATTGCAAGACGCTTCTGGAACTTTGAACAACACTGCTTCCATTTATGTCAATTTAGAAGATCGAGTTGATGCTTTAGAAAATTTAGTTTTATCCTCCGATACAGTTTTTACTTTGAATTCCAGAATTACCCAACTTGAAAATACATTGGCCGCAAATCAGGCATTGTTTAATAACACTCAAGCGGTTATGGGATTAATTAATCAAAATTACGAATTGATCCGAGCAGTTGTTAATAATGAAACTTCTGTTGAAATTTCATATAATTTGAATTTGATCAAACAGGGGCAGGGAATAATTGTTGATAGATCAATTCCTAATCAGCTGTTTATTTCTAATGACAATCAGAATTATCACGTTGGAAATAAAAATGGAACTGTAACGCTACAAAACAATTCTCCAAATACAATTCCCCTTCTCACCTTTGGCAACTACTATAAGCACGTGAACAATGGAATTCCAATCACATTGACTTCTGATCTGGTTATCCGAATTGATGATTCTGCTGTTAACTGGAAATTAGGACAGGTGTTGAGATTTTCTTTCGGGGATCAAATTATTCCAAGCAACTTTAACGTCAATTTTTTAACTAACGCAAAGGGGAAATATCCTCTACCTAATCCAACTTTAGTTCCTTATTCTACTTTGATCTTATCCATAACTAAAACAGATTTTATGTCACAAGATTACAGACCAGTTATAGAAATTATCTGTGTAGACCCGATTAATTTGGTTTTTCAGGTGGATCAAATAGGCAGAAGTCTCACCAATAATTCGTAAAATTCAAAAACATGTCAGGCACTCAAAACAGTATTAGTTCTCTAGTAGCTCAATTTCTAAGATTGCAAAAGAACGCATTGGAAATTATCAATGGGCTTAACGAGGTTGCGACCTCTACAAATCAGACAGTTCAAATTGAAATGTTGGACGAGGCAGGATTTCCAACTAATGTTAGCATTCCGGCCTATGGGTATTTAAGTTCACAAATTGAACGATTAGATAAAAACATTCAATCTTTATCCGGTTTAGGGGACAACTTTTCCACAATCAGGAATCCTGATGGAACATATTCCCAAATTTATAAAGCAGAGCCTCTTCGTGATCCTAAACCCTTTGTTAATCTTCCGGTTCCCTCCACATTTTTAGCTAGAGACAATTGGTTTTTTGAAAGTTTTCTTTCCCCCCTGTTGTACATCAGCATAGATGTAACGGGACAACTTCCAGATGATGCCGACAGAATTTTAGTAAAAAGAATTATTGCCAACACAGAGACCGATGCACAAAAAGCTTATTTCGATGCCAATCTTAATGGAAGAAACAACATAGGTGAACAAGAATTTATTAACTCCTTGACTGATAATGGAATTTTCTATTTTGTCGATGAAGAAATCATTCCATTACCTTTGAGAACAATTAGAAATAAAGGAAATTTCGGGGTTTTATCTTTCTACGATGATACGGTCAGTACCACAGACGCGAATGGACAGACTGTACAGGAAACAAGAAGAAATTACAAGCTAAGCTCTGTTCAGTACACCGACACGAGTACTGGGGTGACAAACGGAAGAACTTTAGAGGTTGGGAATGTTCTCCTAACTCCAGATGGAACTAGATATGAAATTATTTCGATTAACATCAATGAAACTTCGGTTCAATTAAAAAGAACATCTGGTTATCAACCGGTCACAATTGGCCCTAATACATTGACACTTTTATCTACCCAATTTAATCCAAGATTCGTAGACGTCAATATTGGTTATAACGAAAGACAAGGGGTATTTTTTAAAAAAATAGATGACAATTACAATATTGTTGCTTCTTCTTGGTCTCCTGGATTTGTTTTCTGGAGCAACCAATTGAGGATAAATACCACCGTAGGGATTCAAACCTTAGAACAATTTTATCTTGGATCAGTTGCCGATTTGGGTCAGCAACTTTTGGCGATGGCGAAAGAGAAAAAAATAGCGGCAATTTCTGGATTGACCCCAGATACCCCGAGCATAGTCCCAACAAATTTTAGAGTTGTTCAAATCAACACCCAGCTGACACAATCAACGTCTGTCAAAACATTGAATGAAAAAGTTGCTTTGAAGTCAACTCTTCAAAGTGAAATTTCACAATTAGACAATTCAATTAACACAAATAGGGCTCAAATAAATTCTGCCAGCAATACCTCAGTTGCTGCGCAGGCAAGATTTGGTGCTTCTGATTCTATTTCTTCTACCGTAGGAAGTTTAACAAATACAACACAGAACACTCAGTCTTTACAGGCGAATTTAAATTCTTTAACCCAACAGAGAGCACAAAAACAACTGTTGCTGGCATCTGTTGTTACTGATATTTCATCTTTAAGTTTAACAGATCCTGGATTGACGGCTCAGCCAAAATATAGAGTTAGGGGATTCTGGCCTATACCCCCACCTAAACAAAGCCCTGCTACAGGAAAACAAGAAGTAATTCAATTTATAATCGAATATCGTTATTTAAGCGATTCTGGTATTGCCCCTGCAGTTCAACAAATTGAATTTTTAGACAATAACGGTCAACAAAAGACTGGAGCTTTTAGCAACTGGAACAAATATATAACCGATATCAGATCGAAAGTGTATGACTTAAACACAGGAACATATGTTTGGGCACCAGAAGCTACTGATGATGCCGATGCAAATAATATAAATCAAGCAGATATCCCGATAACGGCTGGGGAACAAGTTGAAATTAGAATCAAAGCTGTTTCTGAAGCTGGATGGCCAGATAATCCAATCACTTCTGAATGGTCAGAGCCAATTACAGTTTCCTTCCCTGCCGATGCACAAACGGAAAGTGCAACGGTTAATTTATCCAGTAATCTTAAAGATCAAGCTCTCCTTGAAATACAGCAGGACTTATCTTCTAGAGGTATAGACTCATTACTAGCAAGACAGTTCACCAGCGGGAATAAAAATTTCCTGTTGGATGCTCCGGTAATTTCAACTGGATTCACAGATTCGGCGGGAAACCAATTGGACTTGTTTCAAGTCCTCACCGATATGCAAAATCAGATTGCTACTCTCAGAGCATTCGTTGAAAAATCTAATGGAGTTCTAGAAGTACAACTGGTTGATGAAGCTGGAAATACCGCTGTTATCACAAAAGGTCAAACACTTCTTGTAGATGGAGGATATTACAATCAAATTTTTAGCAATCCTACCACCAGTGACGCAGGAAAAATTGCAGCTAAAATACTACAATTAAAACTGGTTAATACTGCTGCTGGAGCTTTAGAACTAGCATCATCCCTTCCTGGTGGATTAAATACACTTGCAGGAACTTCTGTATCTTCTTCTTTTCCTGAAAATTATTCCACAAATTTGAAATATGGAGAGATAGGAATTTCAATTACGTCATTAACTCCTGCCGATATTATACCACCTGGATCTACTGGTAACGCAAATAACGAGTCATTCCAAGAGTTGGGACAGGCTCCTCCCTACGCTTCCGGTAATTCTAATTCGCAGTTCATTTATCCGAGATGGAAGAGTGTTGGGCTGAACCAAGATTTATATCAGCAACCACAATCTTATGCTAATAATTATGATTATCAAGGTAATTCAAATGGCCAACCACAAAATGGTTCCTCTTTAATTCCCTTTGATCCATCAGTTACCACCGTTCCTACTGCTTCCGGACTCAATGGTTCTGTTTGGAACGGTGGGTATACAGGGTCCACTGGAACATATGTTGCATTGGGAAATGGTACACTGAGTGAGTTTTGTATTCATAAAAATCATCCAGCTTTGCTGACGGGTCAAGGACAATCATTCACAAATTTGGTTAAACCCGATTTTTCATCTGCTGGAACAGTGGTTTACCCTGCTTTCAGACAGTCCGATTATTTCTATTACGATGTTAAAACCCCAAATTATTGGTGGCAATTAGGTTATATCCCAGTTACTGATAATTTTGTAACCGGAGCCACTGCCCAAAGAGAGGACTCTATGTATCCATTTAAACTAGGATTCGAATCTAACGATGAATGGCTCATTGGTAAATATTCTTGCGGGGCTTATCTTTTTCTGGGGCCTGCAACCTCTTCTTTATTACAGGTACAAGGATCAACTTCTTTGGCCAGTCAATTTGTAGAACAAGGAATAAATAACGCAATTATAATTCCTGTTATTTATCAATTTAGAGCAACTGACAAATTAGGATATATTGGGGGATATAATTCTGGGGGAAATCCAACGAATATTAGTTACACCAAAAAATTAGGAATAGACATTCAGGTGAGAAACGAAAGCCCATATTCTTTCGATTTAGTTGTTTTTTCAAGTTACAAAAATGAAACTTTATCTTCTCCTAATTTTACAACTGGTGGATCCCCTAATTTAGGGACTGGCCCCAGAAGGAGAAGAAGACCATAATTTTTGGATAAAATAAGAAATGAGCACTCCATCTCCAACACCGACATATGTTCCCCTTTGCGAACCTCCACCAAAACTTTTTGATTCCAATTCTTCATTTGGTGTTCTAAGAACAAACCCTAAGATTTCAGGTAACATCAAAATTACTTTGGATTCGGAGGGAAGAGTTTGGTTGAATTCTCTTGATGCTAATCCAACTCTGAGTGACCAAAAGTACAAAAAATTTGAGATAAGTGGGGCAAACTCCTACGCCAAAGATCTCCAAAGATTTTTTTCTGGTGGAAAATTTTCAGACACTTCCATAAATCCCGATTTAATTTTTCAGGTTGGAAATTTTACTGACGGCTCTACCAAACCTGTTGAAAAGTTTTCGAGTCAATATGATTTTTTTTATGGTGCCGGGGCTTCTACTTTAGTTGATCGAAATTATCCCGAAAATTTCAAATATTTTCAACCGCTTTGGATTAAAAGTGAATTGCCTGAATTTTTTGTCATCTTCAAGGTTCCAGAGCCTTTAAGTTATCCTTATTCTACCAACCAGACGTCAATCCAAAATGGGTCTCAATACAAAGTGGTTCAGGATGTTTCTTCCACACAAAATTTCAAAGTTTCTTATGGGAAGGACTCTTTGGGTAACGATTTGATTTATTCTGCCGGACAATTTTTTACCGGAAATTCAGTTTATTCTACTTATACGGTTTTATCTGGGAGTGGAAAGATCGTTTTAATGGACGAACTTTTATTTCAACCAGAAGTGGACGATGTTGAAAGTTATTTTAACACTAAAATTTTACCCTATTCAACAGTTATAGCAACTTTTGATTTGAGATCCAACACCAAAATTGGAAAATACATTCGATCAATTGTCAATGATCCTGGATTCAGTCCATCCCCTGTAGATTTTTCTTTCCAATTGAATGCCTACAGCTATTTCAATGGAATAGATTTTCAAAAAGGAATCATGACTAGAAAAGGAGAACTTTTGTTTGATTATCTCATCTCGAGCGACTCCACTCCACAGATAGATTTCGAAAATTATATCACCGATGGTTTTTCGAGGAATAAAATTATATCACCTAACATTTTGAATTTGGAATTCTTGTTTGACGACACGGATTCTGACCTTTATACGATTAATCGATATTTTGGGTGTTATGTTTCTAAAAATTGTTTGGGATCATTCAAGCTTAATGGAGATTTTTTCTTCAAGTACAAAGATTCCCCCGGAAACAATAATTTACCCAAACCAATTTTGAACGACGTTGGCTATTTTAACTCTACCGCTAATAATTTTCAAAGTTCGACCACAGGGGTAAGGTTGTTTTATCAGGAAGCTGAAGGCTGGATCCCGGGATCATATGACGTTAACGTTTCAGACCCGCAAAAACTTTTTTACATTACTGACAAATTTGATCAATTTTATTCCTTAAAAAGATTTGAAAATTACAATTCAAATACTTCAATTTGGGAAGATAACACACCACAAGCTGCTCAATTTGGGCCTTTCGAGAATCAAACTTTTGCCACCGGTTCGACTTTTGGAGCTTCTTCCGGAAATTTGGTTATACCAAATCGAAGTGTGAATCTTTTGAACTTTACTGGACCAGGAGAAAAAATTGGGGGTTACAGTGGAATCATCCCATCAACAATTGGGCATGCTAATTCTTTTGTCGAATTTTTAATCCCTTATGATGGACCAACGCAGGTGACTTTTATCATCCAATGGGCAGGAGGGTCTAAAGGAAATTTGAGACAAAAATATGATTTAATACAATCAAATAAACTAGGAGGTACTATCTTGGGATGGAAAGCGGGTTCATCTTACAACTCTGGAGATAATCATTATTTCAATTTAGCAGAAGGAACTACGCAACAAATTGCATCTTCTTTCTGTGAATGTGTTGAGAGTATTAGCTCGGTGGTTTGGGATTCTTCCCCTTCTCAGAATTTATCAATTATCCGCGTTAGAAAAGGGGGAAGCGATGGAAACACCCAATTCAAAATAGGCGTATTTTCGAATTACAATTATTTTGAATCAAAGTACCAGGGCGTTTGGTCAAACACAGAATCATATAATATCGACGACATCGTTCTTTTCGATGATATTTTCTTTGTGGCACAATCCATCATTCCGTCATCTCCAAATGGGTCGAATCCAAATCCTTTAAATAATACAGATTGGGATTTATTTCAAACTTTCACTCCTTCTGGAATTTTAAAGATCTATGGTATAGATGCTTCTGAGTTAAATGGACTTTTGAATTTTCGCGGTGGATCAAATTATTTGAAATCTCGTGTTATTTTTTCCATACAGGAAGAAAATAAAATCGTTCCTGGGACTTGGATTGAGGTTGAAAGCGGAAGGGGTGTCACTGGGTCTGTTTCTAGAATAAAAGAAGTAACTAGATTTGTGGATGATCCTATTTTTTCTGGAAATTCTCAAATAACCCCGAAAATAACGGGTTTCAGGGGATTCAATGAATTTCTTATTGCTAATTTAGAAGATGAAAATGCGATCATAGATTTAGGAACAGACGGGAATTTCAATCTTTTTGAAATTGTGAGTTTGGAAACTGGGGTTTTCTCTTTCTTTGATTTGAAAGACTTTGATTTCGATTTCTTTTCTTCTAACTACGGAATAACACCTACTCCAGAATTTCATAGATATTTTCAATTGGTTCCAAATCAATCGGGTCAAATTAAGCCAAATGTTAAATATCTAGTTCGTCAAGGACAAATTTCTTATGATTCTTCTACCTATATTGAGGGACAATCTTTTATTGGATCTTCTTCTTCAGATTTATTTGCCGATTCTGGATATTCGACATTAGGAATTTACGCCGTAGTTCTACCTGCTATTTTCAGTCAGGTTGGCTGGGTGGATCAAAATTACCCTTACACAATGTCGCAAATTGCGGCTGAACAAAATTTGAATTCTTTTATCGGATTTTACGGAATTCAGTCCATAATAGATCCAAACCCTGCACCAAATTCTTTGAACAAACAGGAAGTTTTCAATTATGGAAAATTAACAACGGAGTATCAATATCTTCAGGAGAATTTTACAGTTTCTAGATCTAACGTGTCCAGAATTGTTCCTTTCATAAATAAGTGGGGATATCTCGGGGGAACGGACGTTAGAGGAAACATATATCGTTTGAATTCTTCTCCCGCGTTTTCGCCAACTAATTTTTCTCCAAGTTTCCAAAAGGATAAGCCAAATCCTTCTTATTTTACCCACGAGTGGTTTATTTTAGAAGGAGTTCCCATGGAATTTCCTTTGTATGGTATTTCCGAGCAAAAAAACTATCTACCCGGTAAAATTGATTTGGGCCAGGTCAGAAATGCCAACCCTAGTGCTTCTTTGTATACAACATCCTTTTTAACTGTTGAACCTACAGATTATCCGTCCCCATATGTAGATCCTAAAAACACAACAAAAGAATTTTTTACCCCTTTCTTTTACAACCCTGCAACTGGATTTTATGATTCAGTTTTCAGAGGAGTTAAAATTTCTTTGAAAAGAAGAAGTAGTAACCCAAACCCAGCCTCAGATTTGGACAAATACATTTTGAATTATAGGGGGTTTGAAGGATATAATTTTTCCTCAATTTTAAGGGTTATTCAGGAGGACTCTACCACAATCCAATCCCCGGTAACATATGAAATCATAGAAAACACCCAACAAAAATTCGTTCTTTTTGTAACCACCGTGGTAATGAAAGATTATAGAGCTTTGCCCCTGGTAAATACCGGGGGAACTGGTGATCCTTATTTGGATTATCTTTTAATGTACAGTTTGGTGGATAAAAAGCAGAATTCGGGGATAGGATTGACCGGAGATCCTGGTCCTACTGGTTCCTTGCTTTACAAAATATCGGACACCAAATTGTCTTCGGCTTTAGATTTATCGATAACATCTTTATCTTCAGTAACAACTTTGAACAACAACAATAATGTTTACATCATATCCAATCCAAACTATGATACCGATTTGAGAGAAGAAATTAATCTTTTTTATCCAATAGGATCTACTGGAAGTGTAGGAGGAACTGGAGCAGGTAGTTTTGTTGTTCCTAGCCAAAGTTATCTTTACCCTTGGCCGATTGGAAGATCACAAAATCTGGTTAATTTTCAGGCCATCGATTCTCCAGATTATGTATTCCAAATTCCATTTTCGATTTCTAACCCAGTTACAATACCTGTTGGCCCGAGATCGGCATATGCCGGATATCCAGTTTTTCAGGTAGAGGGGGGAGGAAATTACTTCGATTTTATCATGAAGAGAATTTCCCTATCTCAAATTTTCGAAAGAGTAAACGTGGAGAGCCCTTACATCAAATACACGACTTACTCCTGGGATACTGCCACCAATTCAGAGATCGTTACTCAAAATGAGTTTCAAATTTCTTTGGTACAGCCAACAGCAATATTTAAATCTGAGGGGGTTTATCCAGAAAAAAGCTACGACGGTCCCCAAACTTTGAGTAGAAATAAACCTACCGGGTTTGAAATCGTAGAAGGAGGATCTCAATATGCATCCGATATTCTAAGATATAATGGGCCATATGAACCTCTCTTCAAAAAGATTTTCAAATTCAAGGGGGATAAAAACGACACATTAGCCAGAAATACTTATGTTGATCTGAGTTTTAGAAACTGTACTTTCGCTCCTGAACAATCTAATTTTGGAAAAATAATAAATTTGGGATTTTCGAAGGTTTCTTTGGGGCAAAATATTTTAGAAGCATCCCAAAATTTACCCCAGGGACCAAGATATCCGCTGGTTGGTCAGACGCCAATTTCTTACAAAGATTTTTCTGTTTTTTTATCCTCATGGGATCCTGGTTATTATAATGTTTTTTCTAACGCAAGAAATCAAAACCCTGTGGCTGGTACCAGATCAATGTTGGAATTAAAATCTTTTTTGGGATCAAAAATGATGCAAACCCCATATACAATAACAATTTACACATTTATTACATTAGAAATTTCTAGAGAAACCGGAACTACAATAGTTCCTAATATCAACGAGGCTGCTAACACGGCAGTACCTTTGATCCAAAATATAAACCCCGAAACTTCTAATACGGGTATTGGACAGCTTGGAACTTATTTAAGTACAGTTGATTTACCCGTGTTAAACCAAAACATTTTTCCACAAGTTGAAGTTTTCTGGCAGAAAAATCCAGTTACTAACACAGTAAGCGGAATAATCAGATTGGATAGAATCTTGAGGAGATATCTTCTTAACTCTGGAATTTCCACCGTCTTTGTAAATAATATGGTTTCTGATTTTGGAGTCGGTAATCCTAACAACATAAATGATGACATAGACACTTACATCGAAAATAACATTACCCCCATTTATGAGGGAATTTCTTTCAATCTTTTTGTAAAAAAAACCGGACAAAATTTGACATCTACCGAAATTCTGGTTAGAGGGGATTTAATTAATCCAGATAGAGTAAGGTACGCTTATTATGCCCAGACAAATTTTCAACTGACTAAACAAACGGATTTGATTTACTCCTTCGAATACGATTTGTCTAACTCTCAAAATTATTCCATGACTTTTTCATTTAGGATACAAAAAATTTGAGATTCTGAAATTTAGAATATATACAAAAAGAACTCAAGAACATGCCTTCTCTAAATATTTTGACTTTAAATCAGGGGGATACCCAGGAAAATATAAGAAACAAAATAAATTCCAATTTTGATTCTTTAGTTGCCAATGGTGGTGGGCCTCAGGGATTGCAGGGAGCCCAAGGTAAGCAGGGGCCAGTAGGTCCAGTCGGTCCAAAAGGAGATCCTGGTCAACAGGGGGTTAGAGGAACAAAATGGTTTGTTCAGGAAAATGCTCCAACCGGAGGAACTGGAGATCCAATTTTAGTGGGTGATTATTGGTTGGATTCAACAAGCGGAGATAATCTTATTTATGAATTTGGACCTTCTGGATGGTTTCAGGTTGGAGATACGTTGATAAATCAAGAAATTTTTTACACATTGACCGGGGTTTCTGGTCCGAATGGGTCTACTGCTCAGAATGCAATTCTCCTAAATTCCCCGATCCCGGAACTCCAAACCTTGGTAATTTCGGATGCAGTTCTTGACCCACCAACAGCAAATCCAACCTATTCCAAAGTTTTGATTGCTACTAATTCAACCACCAATGATGCTCCTCTTTTAGAATTTGCTAAAACAAACGCAAATGATATAGGTTTACCTGCAGATTATACAAGGCATCCCCAATTTAGATGGATGACTGCATTAGCGAATGATTACAATTTACTTTTTACAGTTCCGCAGGATACTCTAACTTTATCTTCCAAATTTTTGAATTTACAAAGTTCTGGAGTTGTCAGCATTAGTTCCAATGATGATTTGTTGATTTCTTCATCCGCATCTACTCAACTGATTTCTTCCAATTCTGTTTCCATAAATTCTACAAATAACATAGATATAAATTCCCAAAATCTCAATGTGGATTCGACTGCCTCTACTATAAATTTGACAGGAAGATTTTCAATAGAATCTAACACATCTACGGATTTTGCAGCAATTATAACAAATCAAAATCCAAATGGGAATGGAATTTCTGTAACTGTTGGAAATTCAACCTCTTCACAAACTGTCGCCGAATTTGGAGCAAACAATTTGTCTGTTTTCAAAGCAAGATCCGATGGTAAAGTGACTTTGTCTAAATTTGGAAATGCAGTTAGAGAAATAACTTACAATTCAAATAGATTTTCTTTTCCTGAAAATTATTGGGAAATATCAAGTTCGACAATTCCAACTGGAAATACAATATATTTCAATCCTTCTGGGGCTTACTCTGCTAATCTTGGATTTCAATTTCAAGGAGGAACCGGAGACACGGGATCGTGGGTTGATTTTCTTGAAGAGAATGAATCAATAGAATTCAGATTCATTTGTGTTCCTGGGATTCAATATCTGGTTCGAATAAATGGAAGTACCCCCGGAACAAAGGTGGATTTTACATCTTCTAACACAATCAAAAATTTTCAGGTTACAATTATAAGATTATCAGCTGTGACTAAAATGTATTACACCGCAAATGGAGTCTCTGGTGAAATCACTTAAGGAATTTATTTTTCAATAAACATGACATTCAACACTAAGTATATTTTACCTGGAGATGATGCACAAGAAATAATCTTCAAAACAAATTTTAACTTTGAACAAGTTTTTTTCTCGGGGGTTGGTTCAAATGGTCCGGTTGGTCTCATAGGACCCACAGGAATAATAGGGCAAGTTGGAAATGATGGAACTATTGGAGAATTGGGATTGTCCGCATCCAAATGGAATTTTTCCTTTTTACCACCAGTTACTGGGAATTCAAAGCCTGGAGATTACTGGGTTAATACTGGGCCAACATCTGGTTTTTCTATTTTCGAATTCCAAAATTCTTCCCCATTCTGGGTGGATTCTGGATTTGATTTGTTACAAAATTCAGTTTGGAATTATGTTATAGGAGTTTCTGGTCCTGGTGGGATCGAAGATAAAACAGCTATTGGATTTGCAACAGGACCATCTGGGAATACTTTTGTTTTCTCCGATTATAATTTTAGCAATATTTCCTTACAACTCCAGAAACAGAGGGCCAATCCCACTGGTTCTAAATTTTTGATCGGAACAGATGGAACCAGACCTTTGTTGTCTTTTGGAAAAACATCTTCACTATCCAATTCTTTGCCCCAATTTTCTTGGGAAGACAATTCACCAACGAACTACAATTTGAAATTTGAATCCCCACAGAATCTACAAATTTCTTCAAAAGGATTAGGTTTGACAGCAGGAGCATCCGGTGGATCTGTTAGTTCGAATCGAATAACTCTAAGTACAGCAAACAACATTCAAATTACAAATGGGAGTCTTGAAATAAATTCACCATTATTTCAAATTAATTCGCCCAACTTGAAATGGGACGGTTCTAAATTTTCTGGTTTTTATAAAACGACAATCGGTGGAACTGGGTCAGGCTTTTCTTGTAATAATTCATCTGGACCTGGATTCAAAGTACAGATTGACGGAACTGGTGCTACTTCTGGAACTAAAATTGCTTCACTTATCTCTGAAGAAACTATCACTTGTTATGAGTTCTTACTTGATAATACGGGTATAGGTTCCACAATATACGGATATACTGATTGTGATAATACACCACAAACCATTTTTGTTGGTGCTAATACTTACGTTGTAGTCTGTTCTATAACAACACCATATAGAATTTCAGGAGCTGTAGGTATTGCACCCGTACAATTGAATTCTTGCGGGTTGGCTTCTATCCCATTGAAAATATTTGAATCAAGAGGTGTTGGATTCAATGTGGCAGGCGGGGTAATGAAAGGACAAGGAACCTCAGGATCCGGATTCCAAGGTAAAGGTTTATGGGTAAATAAGGTTGGTTTTATAAGTAATGTACCATGGAACACAACTTTTTCTAACACTTATCCTCTTGGTAATCAATTACAAAACAACAACTACATGTTACTTGATTTGAATTCCTCTTCCCCCGATACGATTTGTATAGATGGATCACCAAGTGTGGCTTATAATAGTTCTAATCGTAATACTTGGACTCCCATCGCGGATTCTAGAAGAAAAAGGGTATATCTACGTTTGACTGATTTTTCTGGAATTTGGGAACCTTCTTCTACCCGGACTTTTACGGTTTTACTTTTAAACGAAGATTTCAGTTTTGGTGGAATACAAACTGTATATGCTGGGGGAATATCTACTGTTCCAATTTGGGATTCGGGAGATCAGGCTAAAGCAGAAGGAGTCAAAGGATGTAGAAAATTAAGGCTGACTTTTATCAACGATAGTCAAATTTTTTGGGAGGCATTCAACCAAGTTTGTATTTGCTGGAATGTTTATAATCCAGGACCCGGTAACCTTAATTTTTCTTATGAAAATTGTTCAGGGGGTACAGGAGCAGTAAGTCTTCAAGCTTATCAAACTTCTTCAAATATTCTTTCTTATCAAAGATTAGGTGCAACTGGTGGCCAATTTTCACAAACTGGATTAAATGTTTGGAAAGGAGATTTCATTCCTCAAACTGGCTGTGTCTCTTCTGCAACAACATCTGGATTTATACCATATAGACAAACACAACTGGTGGTAAGAAACAGCAACCCAGTTTTAGGAGGTGGCGGAATTGGTAGTTAATTTTTTGTTGTGGAAAATTTTTTCTATGAAGAAGGAAAGGAATTCAGATATCAGATAGGGGAGGTAAGCACCACGCGGCCCTGGCCCATGCTAACTTACGCGTCCGTCAAAGAATTTTTATTGGATCCTGATTGTCAGCAAATTTTTTCTAAATATCAAAACGTCTATATTTACGGACATTTTCTGTGGAAAAATTTTCAGACGTGGGATCTTGATTTGGGTTTGGCCTGTGATTTTGATATCGCGGATTGGTCACGAATTTCTTCAGATCTCCACAAGCTTTACAATCTGGCTCTAAATAGACACTGTCTTCTCGTGGATATCACTGTTTCACATCTCAATGTTGCCTGTCTTTTACCAACCAAATCCGATCTAGTTGAAAATAATCAAAACACCCCAGCTTCTGAATGGAAATTTCCCAGAATTAGTCCGCCCCTGCAGGGAAAATATTCCCATAAATATGTAAAAATAAGCAGAATGGAAAAAAAGATAGGAGACACGATTCAAGTTTTTGATTATAGGGATTCCCCACGAACTGCACAAAAAACTTCCCTCTTATTTGGTGAGCATTTGGTTATGATCGATTTTTCTGAAGTTGATTTACATGATAAAATCATTAAAAGGATAGCAAATTCTGAAAAAAATCCTTTGATCAATTTTCTGACAGTTTCTGATTTTTTAAGTCAGACCGAACTAGAATTTATTCAGATCCAGAATTACTGATCCCGTAGTTCGTTTTTTTCTGGAGTGAATATATACATAGGATTTAAATTTTTTTATGCAAACCCCGCCTGTTACCCAAGATGAAATGATCTCGACAAAAGATCTAAAAATAAAATTCTTTTAGAGTGTTAGAAGACATGTCTATTGTGAATGGTAAAACCAAGAATCTTGAAACGGAGGCTGAACATCTCCTGACCAAACTTGAAAATTTAAGAAATTCAGAAAAAGATTTTACAAATTATAATCCCAGAAGTGGATTCATTAATTATTATTTGACGAAAGATTTAAACACTGTACCTGTCTTTATTTTATAAAAAACCAAATCATGTTAAACGAAAACGAAATCCAAGAAGCAAAAAAATTAATACAAGAATTTGGCCAAATCAAAGACCAAATCCATCTTGCGGAAGAACAAATGTCAAGTTTAAACCAAAAAGCAGAATCGTTGATTAATCATCTGGAAGATCTTAGATCTCAAGAACAAAATTTTGTAGAGAGTCTTAAAAAAAAATATGGACCAGGAAAATTAAACCCACTCACCCTCAATTATGAAAAATATTGATTACAAATTGCGAATAATTGTTGGTTTATCCGCCACAATTTTGATTTTTATTTTAGCATTAATTTGGAATCTAAAGGAATTAAAAGAATCCAAAGAAGAGGCAGATAGACACAAAAGAAATTACGCCGCTATTCAAGATTCTGTGGTGATAATTTCCTCCGAAAATGAAACTTTGTTGGCACAAAGACTTTCTTTGGAATTTTACTATGAAGAGTTAAGATCGGAAAATTTGGATTTAATTCAAAAATTGGATGTTGAAAAAAGAAAAAAAACCAAAGTGGTCATCCAAACTGTTGTTGAATATCGGGATTCTTCAATCTACGTCCCGGTGATATCCAGGTTCAACCAAAAAACCCCCGAATTGTATTTTTCGTATAAACCTACTTTGAAGGGAAAAAATTATTTGTCCATAGAAGGAATTTTACCTTATTCTATTACATACGACACCTCGAAGATTTTGATGGATTCTCTTCGATTGGGCTGGAGAATAATTCCCAAAATTAACACAGAATCTGCACATCTGAAAATAAATCAAAAAATTGACCTCATAACAGGATTGGTTAGAGATCCTAAATCTGGTAAACTTTATGTTAGAGCCTCTACTGATTTCCCGGGGATTTCTTTTGCGGAATTAAATTCGATTAATTTATTAGACGACGGGGAATCCAAGAGGGCTTTGAGGAATTCAAGAAAACCTTTCGGGATAGGGTTTGGCCTTGGATTAGGTTTGACATCTGGACCTGGGGGTTTTGTAGGAATGGGTCCTAATGTTGTGATTGGGGTCACTTATTCCCCTAAATTTCTTCAATTCGGCAAATAAAAAACAAAAAATGGCATACAGCACAACTTCTAAATACATACAGCTAACTCCTTATCTGGTGTTGGAATACATGTATGCTGCTCAACCAAATCCACAAACTTACAATGTTAACACCGGGGGAGGAAATCCGACAGTGGGATTCAACAAGTTGATTAATGGGATTTTAGAATACAAAGGATCACCGACCAACGAAGTTCAAATTTTCAATTTGAACCAAAATTATGTCACAACACAAAACACCGCCCTGAACAATGTGGTAAAAACTTCGGAAAATTCTTTTATACCTCTAAATCCTAATTTGATTGTTCCTTACAACGATTTTAATCCCAAGCTGACACCTACCGCCAACCTGGAAATTTCTTTTCCAGATAATATTTCAGTTGTATACGACACGGTGAGATATCACATTTTGCAAGGATATAATTTGGAAAACATAGATGGTCTAATCATATCCATATCCTATTTGGATCAGGATTTATCCTATGTTACTTTCTCGCAAATTGAGATAAGCTCGGGTACAGCACAAAATTACACCTTAGATCCCAACCCTTTAACAATAGGTTCAAATATTTACGACAAATATTTTCAAATTTTAGTTCCATCTTTGGTTGACATGAACAACCAATATGCAGCAGCCTCTTATCCAAATAAACCGAACACACTAGCTGGAAAAACATCGAGAAGTGGAAGGGGCTATGTTACCGGTTCACCCATGAGAATTTCGGTGTGGCAAATAGATGATACAACACAAGTCAATGGATATGATCAATATGGATCCACTTTATATGCAACTTTATCTTTGGAATCGGAGGATCCATTTTTCAACGTTGGGGCTTACATAGGTTCTGCCCGGAACGGCGATTATTTCGAATACTTCGCCACTGATTCGGGTGGATTCATCGAAAATTTCATTCTTTTTCAAAATTCTATCGGTAACCAATATTATATCGATCATAAAGTTGAAACTTTGGAACAAATTGGTGCATCTTTTATTGTTACCAACAATTTTTCAACCATACAAACTACTGCATTTGATGTTCCCCTTCTGTATAGACCCATTGTTAGATACCCATCCGTTGCATCAGGATTTACCTTGAGTTACACAATGACCTTGGTTAATTCGGTTGATCAGTCACGACTGGTAAGAAATGCCTCTTTCACTTCTTTGGATACTGGTAGATATGGACCAGAAATTGCACCACTTCAACTTTCAGTTTTTCCTCAAACCCAAAAAATTTACAATAAACTAGCAAATCAGTCCTCAATTTCGGTTCCCGCCAACACTCTTGTTCCAAGAGAAACTATCAAATATCAAAATGTTTTTGTTGAAAATAACACGGTGAATTTGACTATGTCCAATTTATCCGTGAAAGGATTCACAATCGACCAGGCAGACGGGGGGGTTACTCAAACAATATCCTATGGGCTAGGACAGGCTTACATTCGTATTTCTCCGTTTGATAATTTCTACAAGTTCACTTTTTACAAAAGAAATGCAAACGGAACTATGGATTTGTTAGATCTCACTTCCTCTGGAACCTTCAAGTTGGTTTTCATCGACAACAAGAACAATAAATTATTTGCCCCTTCAATAGTTGGAAATAATTTGGCAAATGCTGCAAAGGGTGAACTAGCATTCAAGGTAGATGAAAGTTTGGCAAATCAAATTTTAACCTTCACCAACCGAAGATTTTATGTTTCTAACCAGCCAGTGGTTGCCCAAAGTAGTAAAGAAAGTCAAACTCCTCTTTTTTCTAAACTGTCATCTGTGAAGGAAAGATTTGCCAAGAAATCCCTTTCTGCCTCTGATTCTATACAAGACATTCAATTGGCTGGTCGAGGTTCAACAAAAGATAACTCGCAAGGAACAGCAAGAATTTCCGGGTCTTCCTCTTCTGTTCTATATTATGGAAATTGGTTGAAGGATAACGAGCCTATCCCTGCTTTATTTTCTTCCTTTGATACTTCAGGGTCTTCTACTCCTATCGTACCATCTCCATCTTCTTTCCAAACCTCAGGAAGTAAATTGACACCAATACAAAGTTATTGGCAACAGTTTCAAAGTTCTCAGGCGGGAGCGACCGGAATCTCTGGTATTTCATCTGGCGGGGTACAGCCTGCAAGAGCCCTGGATATTATGGGTATAGCAGCATTCAAAGCGGCTATAGCTTCCGATGTTCAGGGAAAGGTTGATTCTGGATGGGCATCTTCCCAAATTATCGATTATTTTCTAAATCCTTCTTCCGTAGGATTTAAATTGTATTCCGGAATTACGAAACAAATATTTACAGATGCCGTATCTGGACTTTTTGGATCTTACGGAGTATCTGGTCAGCTATTCATGGATGAATTAGCTGCATATGGAAACACCCAAGGCGGTTTGGACACCGGAGGTCCTGCCGCTCAAGGAGGAAGCAATGCAAATCAAAGCGGATCTGATTCGGGAAGTCCAAATCGTCCAACTTTTCCTTCTGGTGGAGGTAGCACAAACACAAGACCACCTTCTGGTGGATATAGACCAAGAGGAAATTGATAAAAATGATTTTGATTGAATGGCAATTTTAAACGCAAGATCCAATTCTTTTTATTTCAATTTTCCGAAGGGTTTTTTTCCACTTTCCGTGGAAAATAGATGGATAGATTATTTGAAAAAACAACCAACTCCTTACGACACAATCACTTCTTACATGAACAGCAGCATACAATCGGTGGGATTTCCTACTTTGACTGCCGGACTAGTTTCACAAACAAAAAATCTAGGAAAGGAAATCAATTATCAAAGTGCCACTCCCGTTCAGGATCTTTTCTCTAGGGATTTTGATGTCACATTTAGAATTGGTGAGGGATTTTCGAATTATTTTATCATGTTGGAAACAGTTCTCGATAAATTAGCATTTCAAAATGATAACATTTTCACCCCTGTTTTACCATTAAGAATTTTAAATAATGAGGGGGGAATTGTTGTTTCTGTTCTTTTCAAAGAGGTTACTCTAACCGGGGTTGGAACAATAAACCTAAATTACACGAATAACTCCCCTTCTGTTAACACTTTTACGGTTGGATTTAAATGTAATTATTTGAGTTTTGATTACGAGGTTTCTAGAACCTAGATAGATATATAGAAAAAAAACATCGAATGTCAACATCGAGACCATTTGCCTATAATGCCGGTGGAACAGGAAATAGGATTCCAGGAACTTTACAAATAGGAACTTTGTCCGTTGGTGGTACGGCAGACGCATACACTTATCAATCCCCAGGTGGTTTGAAATGGTGGAACGGGCCGGACGAGGAATTAGGTTGGATATTAGCCAACCCTGTTCCTTCAGAAACTCAGCCTACCATTGTGGTGTTGGGCCCTAAAATAAATCCTAAAGGTTGGTCTATCGATACAGACAATACTACTTATCCCGAGGGAATAACAGGAGCAATTACGGGTCCAGGTCAGACTGCGGATGGATTTATTTATTATGACGTGCGAATTACGGGATCTTCGGCTGGAGATGGGCAGGCAAAAATTGTTCTTGCCACCAATCCTTCTCCGGTTTCTGCTTCTTCTGGACAGAAATGGACCCTTACGGCCACTTTATCTTTGCAATCCGGAACTCTTCCTTTGAATAATAGTGTTTTTGTTGAGCTCCAAGAGATGAGCAATGCTACAGAAGGACCATCCTCCCAATCACTTGCGAACAAAGTTTCAAATTCAAACCTACAACAACCTGTAGAATATTATGTTATTAGGCAGCTCACCGGAGTTTCAACAAATGCAATCAGAGGGGAAATTTCGATTTCCTTGCCTGCATTCGACGAATGCGATTTCACAATTAGAATTGCAGCACCAACATTTGGCTTATCTGTGTTAGCGGGGGTTGGATTCAACCAGGCATCCACTTATTCTGAATTCATATCCCTGCTCGAGAGATCAACCGGTCAAGTTTTCGGAGACAATGGTGACGCAGCCGTTCTGTACATGAATTCCAACAATTTGTGGTCCACATATAATCCAGCACAACAAGAAAATTTAATTGTTTCATTGGATGCTGCCAATTACTCTTCTTATCCCCAAGCCGGTTCAACCTGGTTTAATTTGGTTGCTGACCAACAGGGGATTCCTTCGGCAAGTTTAGTTAATTCTCCATCTTGGTCTTCTGAAAATGGAGGGCAATTTAGATTCACTGATTCATCTAATCAAAAAGCCTTTTTAAATTCCACAATTGAATCTACTGAGGGATGGAGTTTGGAATCTTGGTTTTATCTGGAAACCGATTTGCAAGGAAAGAATACTTCATTAATAACATCATGGGAACTTGGTGATGATGTGCCTTTCCAGCTGGGAACTTGTGTAAATCACCCTGGTGAACATACTGGAACGTTAGATGTAGGTATAAGAGTGGAAAATGTGTGGTATACCTCCGCGTCCAATTTTACTCCCGAAACTGGAAGGTGGTATCATGTGGTTGGAACATTTGATGGATTCACTCTCAGACTTTTTGTAGATGGAGTTCAACAGAATGTTAATGTTGTTCCAAATGAAACGGAATTTTCCCTGTTTGAAACTAAAGTTAATATAGGTTCTGACGCTTCCCAATCATCTGCAGACCCTGCAAATTATTTGAATGGAAAAATCGCTTTGACTAGAATTTATGGTAGGGCTTTGACGCCAGAAGCTGTTTTGGAAAACTTCAATGCCAACACAATTCGTTTTTCTAATTTGGTTCTTTCCTCGTATGTTGATTCTGGGTCTATAATTTTCACCTATACTTTGCAGGATATTGTTCCGCAGAAAGCCAACATAGAGGTAAACTTCAAACACCAAATGACTTTAAGTGGAAATCCTCTCGAGATTACATCCACTTTGATTTTGTATGCCGGACAAACTAGTGCATCGATCAGATATGAAGCCAACTGGGATGGGGCTACCGCTGGGAATTTATCAAATGCCGGTACTTTATCCGTTCTATCTATAACTTCCAACGAGCAAATTGTGTACACGGTTGATGCATTAAACGCAACCACAGATGCAGCTCCAACACCTCCCGCGGGTCTTCCTTATGCTTCTCCTATTTTAGTTTCACAGACACCCACTCCCTATGCAACTCCTACACCAACACCAACAACTTGTTCTAATCCAACCACCTGTTTTGCCTGGACTTACTCTAACGTGAGTAATGCAACTGTAAGTGTTGTTGGATGTGATTGTTCGCAAACGATCGAAAATATTGAAATAGACGAGGCCGACACGGTTACTTTTTATTCTCCTTTTCAGCCAACTTTTTCGTCGGGAACTTATGGAGAAAATACCAGCACAACCCCAGCTAATAATTTTGGATATTTTCCAGAAAATGCTGATAACAGATTATGTGCGTGGATTTGGACTAGACCAGATCAGGGAAGACAGGGAAGACTTTACTATACCTCCGGAACCGGGGTTCAAACTTTTAATATTAATATACAGCCGGGACAAGTACGTCAAATTTGTTATTCTTATCTCGTTTATTCCAGTGACCTTTATATTTATCCCGGAAATTCCGCAACTCCTTCTTGGTCGCAGGGAAATATTCTTCGATGCTCAAACTTTGCAACGACACAATGTGGTCTGAATTGTAATTGTTATAAGTGGGATACCACATCAACAGGACCAGTGATGGGAGCATCTGCCCCCTTCATAGTCTATTATACGTCATGTAACAACGAAGACACCACATTGTATTCTCAGGTAATCGATAAAGATACTCAAGGATCAATTTGTTCCTATGCCTTGCTTCGGATGGAACAACCAGATGGGGGAGGAGCACCAGTCCCATTCGAATATGCTTTCACCAATGCAGTTAATACCAATCCCACTTTCCCCGCAGGTGGAAGTGGAGCCCAGGGATTCAACATAAATGCTTCACCGTGTAATGAAGAGTATTATGCCTCATATCCAGTTTCCCCGTCGAACATTTACAGTATTTCTGCTTCAACCCTGGCTGCAACTGGAGGGATGATCGACTTCCAAATTAGATTCAGCGTAAATGGTTCTTTCCCAACAACAGTTAGTTCGAACACAAATCGAATTGAGATACAATTCTCAACAGCAACTCCTGGAACTTTGGGAGGTTTTTGTACAGGCCAAACTGTTGGGAATGCAATTTGGGTTCTTATTGGAACAGGAAATGATTACCAAGGTCTAGATGTTTGGTATAATTTCAAGGTTACATCAATATCGTCAGACTCAGTAGGAGGTGTATCTACCAAATACACGTTTGGGGTTGATTTTATGTCTTCATCTGAAGCCCAACAATCATCAAGAAATGTTGCGGGAATAACAATAACATCTGGATTAACCACAAACCTTGGAAATTTAACTGGATGGGATTTTTTAACTTGGGATGAACCAAATTCAAACGTTGATCCAGGATATATTACTTCTTTTTCAGGAGGATCATGGAACGTTTTTGACAGATTGACACCGCAAATTTGGATTAACCCCCAAACTACAGACGAAGGAGATGCCATACAAAGTCAATTTCAACTTAGAGATTATATCTGGCTAAGATGGGAAAGTGGAGGAGATTATAATTACCAATTATTGAGAATTTGGCGTGACACACCTCCACGAAATCCTTCTACTCAAGTCACCGAATATTTTACTCAGTATCAGTTTGGCCCAGTAGCAGGAATTGTCCCGGAAACTACTGTTACTCTTCTTCCTGCAGGAGTTCCCTACTGGGATACAGTTTGTCAATCAAGCTTTGAGCCTTCTCCAACTCCTATAAGAGTAACGCCTACACCAACTCTTACCCCGCTTGATAGAACTTGTAATTGTTGGAAGGTTGATGTTACTCCTGGTACAGATGTTAGAATACAATACATGGATTGTATAACTGGTCAAACCATAAATTTGAATGCCCGAAGATATCCGACGATGATCTGCGCTAATGGATCTTGGACACCTCCCACAATAACCGGTGTTAGTTTTAGTCAAACCTGTTCCAATTGTTGTTTAAACAATGGAGACTGTAGACCTCCAGCTCCAACCCCATCTAACACCCCCACAATTTCTTTAACCCCGACAAATACACCAACATGTACCCCGACCAGCACCGAATTTGTGCCATTATCATCAACACCTACAGAAACACCCACACCAACTCCTACGCCTACTCAAACCAGTACTAATACGCCGACTCCTACCCAAACCCCGACAGTAACTCCTACCCAAACTCCAACTGGAACTCCAACTGGAACTCCAACTGGAACTCCAACTGGAACTCCAACTGGAACTCCAACCCCAACACCATCTCAATCTTTCGTGTTCACCTGTGGTACTTCTACTGTTTCTGATATAGATGGCAATGTGTACCAAACCGTTCTTCTAGGGTCTGCTTGTTGGATGAAATCAAATCTTAGAACTTCTAGATACAATGACGGAACAACTATCGCATATGTTGCTCCAGCATCCTGGAATATAACCACCATTACCCCTCAGTACACATCAGCGAGCGGTACTGGTGGAACAGAGAGAGAAGGGAATTTTTACAATTGGTATGCTCTTACCGGGCCTTCTGGGCAAACCCCCGGTCAAAGTATATGTCCATCCGGTTGGAGAGTTGCTACACTGTCAGATTTCAACACCATGTTTGCTTATTTCGGGAATGGCGGAACCGGTAGTGCAAGTATCCCTCAGGCTGAGAGATATGCTTATACAAATGCTCCCGGTGTCACGTTTACGACTAACAACCCCCTTATACAAGCTACGTTTGGATATCAAAATTTTAGGCCTAGTCCCCAGTCGACTTGTGCTGGGCTATGGGATTATGTTGATGGGTACGGAACCGCGCAACAATCAGGTAACATATTCACCTGTGGAAATACAGATTTTTCTTCTCAGGTTACAGGAGCTATCACCCAAAACGGTACAATATTCGGGCCTTTTTGGAGTGATTACCATTGGACCTTCGACGGGGAATATCCAAACAACAATCAAGATAGAGCTGTTTTTGCGGGATGGCATGACGACAACAACATCTATTATTTTGCCGCTGGTCCAGGTTACGGAGGCACTTGTAGATGTGTTAAAATATAAAAAAAATATCATGAAAAAATTCTCAGAACTGACAAAGATAAACGAAATGAAGTATGGACAGCCCATGTACGGTGAAAACGACTTCAAACAACATCGTAAAAATTTGCTGGTTGCTGCCTCTGGCAACGATCAGCGGGTTTTAAATGATATTGTAGACTGTTTAACAGACGAACAGATGGAAAAGTGCTACTCCAAACTTCTCAAGGTTTATAATTACACGGGAAAAGTTGGAGAGGCAGTACCTCCTACTGTCTAATTTTTGTCGAAGGATGTTGGGTTTGATTGATATCCAATATGGATTTGATCCCTCCGGCAATCCCTTGTCTTTTGCTTTAAATCCAAAACATGTGGGATCGGTTTATACGGGTCCTACTGGATTTTACATTTTTCTGAACGCGGTGAATACCAATATTTCACTAAATGATAAAAATTATTCCACCAAAATTTTTTTTAATTCCCCCAATTCGAATGTCGCACAGTCGATGGAGAACGAGTGGATTTCTGCAACAAATTCTTTGATTGTAGAACCTCAGATTGTGAAATTAAATTTTTCCTCTCAGGGGTGTACATTCGAACAAACAATTGTTTTTTCTCCGTGAAAAAAATTATTATTTGTTACACGGCGGCACAAACCGCCCGAAAGTTAATTTTTTCTTCGAACGATTTAACCCAATGTTTTGCTGCCCGGGATAATTGTATTTTGTATTTTAATACGATTTTCTCGTTGGAAGTATTGGACCCAGATTTTAAATATTACGGTACATACGTACAATTCACGAAAATGAATCAAGGTTACAATTTATATTTTCAAATTTTACAATCTTTGTCGGGGATTTTCACGGACCCAAAAAAACCGGAAGCAATTTTAGATTTTACTTCCGATGATGAGGTTGGATTATCGATCGGAAATATGGTTTCATTTTAAATTCGAATATATAAATTCTAAAAATTCAAATTTATGACTTATCTTGGGATAGATTTTTCCCTAAATTCTCCATCTTGTTGTGTTTTGAATCAAAATAAATTTTTTTGGGTTAGCGTTACCCGATCTGATAAAAATTTAAAATCCTTGTCAAAATCTGCAGATAAACCCTATGCAGTTTTATCGAAATTTGAAAATTTCGAATTAGATGTTTTGGAAAAAAGGGTAATGCCAGATGATTATTCCGAAAAGGAAAGAGTTAAAATTGATTATTTTTTAGAACTTGTTGATTTTTTCTGGGAAAAAATAAAAAATCACGTTGAATCCGGCCAAACAAAAATTGCAATGGAGGGATTAAGTTTCGCGTCCAATGGTAATGCCTTGATTGATATTTCAATGGCAACCTCCTTGATGAGAGAAAGAATTGTGAAAAATATTGGAAGTGATAATTTCCACGTTTTTTCTCCAACTGCTGTTAAAAAATTTGCATTCAAAGGAAACGCCAAGAAGGATGAACTTTATCTTTCATTGTGTGGGCATGAACTTCCAGAAACAAATTTGAACGAATTCACTAAAACCCTTCGAATGTATCAATCCCAATGGATAACCCCGGCTAAAAGTGTAAATAAACCAGTGGATGATCTGGTTGACGCCACCTGGATTTGTCTGAAGTTATTTCAGGACATGAAATCAGTAAAATCAAACGATGAAATTTAAATTCATTTCTCATCGGGGAAATTTGGCAGGACCGATGCCAGAATTCGAAAATAGACCAGATTATATTGACAATGCTTTGGATCTTGGATTTGATGTCGAGGTAGATCTATGGTCCTATGATAATAAATTTTTCTTGGGCCATGATGAGGGAAAACATTCGGTTGATTTGGGCTGGCTGATTCAAAGAGAAAAAGGATTGTGGATTCACGTTAAAAACGAGGACGCCTTGATTCAAATGATGAAAACGGACTTGCACTATTTCTGTCACGAATCCGATCTGGCAACCTTGACCAGCCGTGGGTTTGTTTGGGTTTATCCAGGAAGACAGCCCATCCCCGGCTCAATCGCAGTTTTGCCGGAGGTTCATCACGATCCAATCGATTCATGTCATGGAATATGTTCGGATCTTATAGCCGAATACAAATTAAAAAAAGAAAAAAATAAGGATATATAAGAAAATTAAAGGAAACTTTTCATTTTGAACGCAATTAAACACACAAATAAAAAAAAACTTAAAAAATTATGAGCAACTTGGACATCTTCAATTTAGATTTGGAAAATTTTGTAACAAAAACAAATGAGAAAGGAGGTAAGGAATCTGAATTCTACAAGCCCTACCCCGAAAATGGAAAAGATGGAGTTTACAAGGCACTGGTGAGATTCGTTCCGAATATCTCGGATCCTGCTAAATCCAAAATCCACAAGTACTACGTGTATCTGACCGATCCCTCCACAGGTGATGGATTTTCGGTCGACTGCCCATCAACGGTGGGAAAAAAATCAATTTTAAAAGACATCTTTTGGAAATTGAAGAATTCTCATTCGGCAGCAGATCAAGAATTGGCAAAAGGATTCGGCCGCAAGGAAGATTACTATGCCTTGATTCAAATTGTACAGGACAAAAACAATCCTGACTTGGAAGGCAAAATTATGATTTTCAAATTTGGTAAGAAGCTCAACGAAATGTTGGAAGCCCAGTTAAAACCAGAATATGGAGATCCTTGTAATCCATTCGATCTTTTTAGCGGAAAACTTTTTTCTATCCAATCCCGTAAAGTTGGCGAATGGAACAACTACGATCTCTGTTCTTTCGTCGGAGATAAATGTGCCATTGAAATTGACGGAAAGAAAATGAAGAAAAATCAGGAAGACATGGGGGCAATCACCGCCTATTTGGAATCTGGACCTTCGAATCTCACAGCCTTCGAGTACAAAGATTGGGACGATGATTTGACCGAAAAAGTAATGGCGGTTGTTCGAAACACAGTTCCAGACGGAAGATTGGTTAATGAAATTTTAGGAGGAGTTAATAAATCTACTCATTCCCCCTCTAGGTCAGAGATCCCTGCCCAATCATCTTCTTTGTACGAAGAAGCAACTTCAACCAGAGTAGGTTCAGTTCCGGACGAAGAACCGGCAGCAAAGGCATCAAAGGCAGGTCTGAAAAGACCAGCAGCACCGACAAATGCTTCTTCTTTGGATGACCTATACGCAGATCTTTAATTCGCATGCTTAAATTAAAACCACAAGGGGAGGGAAACCTCCCCTTTTTTGTCAAACTATGGAACTCGCCAAAATAGAAAATCTAGTCGAAACTGTTCTCAGAAAATCCTTTCCTGGAGATTCTGCCAGACAAAAAATTTACCTGGCCGGCAACAGAATCAATTTTTCTTGTCCTTACTGTGGAGACAGTTCAACGGGAAGGAAAAAGAGAGGAAACTTTTATCTGACCACTTTGTGTTATAAGTGTTATAATGGGGGATGTGGTATTTTTAAAGATGGCTATGCTTTCTTTACAGATTTTGAAGTTCTGTCTGAGCTGAATCCTGAAGATAGAAGAGAAATCCTTAAGATCGTCAAGGAAAGTAAAGAAAAAAGAAAAACACATTATGGGGATGTTGATATTTCAATGTTGTTTGAAATCGACTTCAAAAAATGTGTTATCCCCAGAAATGTTTTAATACAACGTTTGAATTTGGAAAATGTTGAGGGTTCTTCAATCGCCGGATATTTAAAAAGAAGAAATCAAGTTCTTGACCACAGGTTCGCATGGGATCCGGCGGAGGAAAGACTTTTCCTTTTCAATTTGACCAAAGATGAAGAAATTTTAGGTCTTCAGGTCAGATCCATGTCCAAATCAACCAGGGCTTCTAAATATTACACCTACAAGTTGAGCGGGATCTGGGAGAAAATGATGGGCGAGACCAACCCTGAATTTTTAATGGAATGTGGTAAGATAGATCCTATCTCCCATGTTTTTGGAATAGGTCGAATTTCATTCGATCGTACGATCACAATTTTTGAGGGCCCAATGGATTCTTGGTTCTGGGAAAATTCGGTTGGTCTTTGTTCGATAGAAAACAAATTTCCATTTGAATTTGAAGACATCAGATTTTGGTACGATTGGGATAAAGCAGGAAGAACAAAATCTTTGGAAATGCTCACCAAAGGAAATTTGGTTTTCAACTGGAGAAAATTTTTAGAAGATCACAACCTACCCCTGGACAAAAAGTGGGATTTAAACGATCTGGTGAATTATCTTCGTTTGAAGAAATTGAAGATCAGAAGATTTGAAGATTATTTCACAAAAGAAACTTTAGATCTAACATACTTCATGGAGGTTTAAACATGTTCTTACACGATTATAATCCTGAGAAGCCACCAAAAAAACAAAATGGGCTGAAATTTCCTATCACCCTCCATGAGGTCGATGAACTACATTCTTTGAATGTGATCGAAGATCTAGCATCTTACGAAGAACCTAAATTGAAACAAAAGAAGTCGATCCCAGTAGATTTAAATAGAAAGAAAAAAAATAACAGAAATCAATTATTCTAAAAGTGGCAGATACAGATTTTCACAAAGTTTTCGAATCGGAAAGAGCCGAATGGAGAGAAAAAATCCAGGTTATTTCTTTAAGTTTGAAGAACATCAGAACTGTGGCAGAGGCACAAATCGAACTTTTTAGCACCAGACAAATTTTGATCGAGTACAGCTTCAAACTGGCATCGATCATTTCCAAGCTTTCATCAAGAGAAAGACAAGAAAGGGCAAAAAAGTTGAAGGAATACCAGGAAAACAAAGATATCAGGTATGGTAGCAATGAAACCAAAACTCTAATCGAAGGAGATCTTGCCGAGATAACACAAAAAATAGAACTCGTAGAAGGACACCGTAAATTCATGGATCAGACTGTTCAAACTGTTGACCACATGCTATATGGGATAAAACAAAGAGTTTCTTTGGAAGAATATCTGAGAGGAAGCACAATAAAATAATTTCACCTGAGCATGTTGAAGTTTACAGTTTCCGAAGATCGCCAGTGGCTCATCATGAGCAATCTTGTCACGGAAGTAGAAAAAAGACAAATTGAGATTTCTCTAACAAGAAAAGTTCACAATTGGTTTTTCCATCCTCTGGTCAAGAAAAAAATCTGGGATGGAAACATTTGTTTTGTAGAAAAAAAAGGTTTGGTTTGGAGAGTTCCGATAGGTCTATGGATGGAGATCTTTAACATAGGAAAAGAATTCGGATATGAAGTTCAGATAGAAGGCCTGGATTCATTGCTACTTTCAGATCTGACTTTGGAGGAATTCCAAAATTGGGTGAACGAATTTTTTGAAAACAAAGAAATAAAACCAAGGGACTATCAGATTGAGGCCGCCTGGAAGATCGTCAAATATCGTTATTCGGTTTCTGAGATAGCAACTTCATCTGGTAAAACACTCATTGCCTTCATGATTTTGACTTTTCTAAAATCTAGGAATTTGATTCGAAAATTCCTGATGGTGGTTCCCAGCACCAATCTTGTTTTTCAAGGAAACGACGACTTTTTGGATTATGGGATCGGGGAACTTGGAGTAAAGATACAACAGATAGGTGGGGGTAGCAAGATAAGAGAAGGCTGTGACATTATCATCGGAACATTTCAGTCTTTGGTGAAACAAGAACAAGATTTCTTTGAGGGCATAGACGCCGTTTTTGTGGATGAGGCCCATCACACTAATTCTATGTCCATCAAGAAAATCATGTCGAAATGTATGGGGACCGGGTGGCGTTTTGGACTAACCGGGACTCTTACCAAGAGGGGAACGGCAGACCATCTTACGATCCAGCAATTTTTAGGTCCGGTCATTGTGGAGATATCCCCCGACTTTTTGTTCCAAAACAAACACGCTACTCCGGTGGCAATCAAAGTTGTGATGCTCGACTGGTTAGATTCTGAAATCAAGGACAAACTAGCCCAGCTTAAATTCACCTCCCAAAATTTAGAAGGAACAGAAATTTACAACATTGAAAGAAAGATGGTGGTGGAAAGCGAAAAGAGACTTGCCTACATCGTGGATTTTGTGGCCAAAACTTCTAAAAATTCTTTGGTTCTTTTTCAATCCGTTAAGGACGAATATGGAAAACAAATTTGGAATCGTCTGAGAGAACTAGATTCCTCGAAAGAGGTTTTCTATGTGGACGGCGACACGGATGAAAAATTGAGGGAAGAGTACAAATCCAGAATGGGGGATGGAGAAAATAAAATCCTTGTTGCCACTTTCGGAACCTTTGCCACCGGTATTTCCATCAATAACCTTCACAACATTTTTCTGGTAGAATCCTACAAGAGCGAGATTCTGATCAAGCAAAGTCTCGGCAGAGGTATGAGGTTGATGGAGGGAAAGGAGAAGGTGAATGTCATCGATTTTGTGGATGATTTTTCCTCCCCAAAATACACAAATTATTTAATGAAACACGGGCAGGCAAGAATTGAAATTTACAAAAACGAAAAATTCAAGTACCAAATTTTCAAGGTAAAGCTGTAATCGAAAGAAGATATATAGGTAAAATTAAATTTGGTATGCCTCCATTACTTAAATTCGATGAATTCAATTTCATAAACGAAAATTCAACCCGGAAAAAATGGGAAGATTTGGAAGCTAGAATTAGAGCCAAAGTTCCCGAAATAGGTGGGGAAACTTGGAGAGGATCCTCGAGCTGGACGGATGCCAGTATAGACAACCCGGAAAAAATGGGAAGATTTGGAAGCTAGAATTAGAGCCAAAGTTCCCGAAATAGGTGGGGAAACTTGGAGAGGATCCTCGAGCTGGACGGATGCCAGTATAGACAACCCGGAAGGAGCTCTAGGAAGAATTTTGGGTGGTATTGGAATTGGTCTCTCAAAGGCTGGCAAAGCAATTTTTGGTGCCATTGGAGATAAATTTAATTCGGGTTCAAAAGGCGAAGAGGAAGCTTTCAGCCGGTGGGGTGAAAATATCCAGTCCAGCGGTAAGAACAAACAAAAAGATTATGAAGATTTTTACACCAAATCCATTTACTCCGGCAAAGAAACTTTCGGTCCTGATTTTGATGTTGAAAAACCCAGAACCAGAGAACAGAGAAAATACCGAGATTATCTTAGAAGATCAAGATCATATTTTGACATAGACTAAATGATTGCTAATTTTAACCAATTTATGAGATTAAACGAAGGCGGATCTGCCATCAAATCCTCACGTAGAATTCGAGAGGACGAAGCACAGTCCACACTGGACCACATCGAATCAACTTTATTTCCCCTTTTAGGTGGTGGTAATTTCGATGAAGATTTTTTGCTCATCGGAAGTATTGGAAAAAAGAAAAATCCGGAAGATGACTCGGGAGACGTTGATTTAGGTATTTCAAAGGAATTTCTTGTGGATCAAATGGGTTCTACACCCGAAAATGTTCTGGTAGATTTGGAACAATATTTGAAATCAGAATTACCAGAATTTCTTGGATTTGAACCCGAAATGAAGTTAATGAAGGGATTGGGTGTACTTTCTATCGGATGGCCTATTGGAGGAGAGCCTGAAAGAGGTATTGTTCAGCTCGACCTTATTCCTCTATCCGATATGGATTGGGCAAGGTTTATTTATTACTCTCCAGACTATCGTCTGGACGAATCTGTTTACAAATCTGCCCATAGAAATTGGCTATTTCAGGCCATTCTTTCCTCTTTGAAAGAGGTAGAAAGTGTGGACGATGATGGAAATATCATGGATTACGAAGGTTATGTTTTGAGATTAAGCGAAGGAATTTTCAAATCAAAAAAATCATATCGTGGAATCAAAAAACCCAGACTTTCCCGGCCACAAACCATAGAAGGAACAGCCCAATTTATTACCAACGATCCAAAAGAGGCAGTAGAACTTATGTTTGGGCCAGGAATTAGACCCGATCAAGTAAAAACATTCGAAGATGCCTGGTCCCAAGTTACTTCTCTCAATTATGTTTATAACGATAGATTTCCAGAAATCATGGAAGACTTTGTCAGATATCTAGAAAATGCTAAATTACCAATTCCCTCCGAGGTACAGGCAAAACAAAATTTGGTGCCAGATGATGTTTGATCCTTTGTACACGGCCTTGGATTTTTTCCTTGATGGCGATTCCCCCCAGGCGGTCGTCAGAGATGGAAAGTTGGTGCTGTTCAAAACAGAAAACGGTTCTTCTGGTTTAATTATCAAAACAAAACACGGGGACAGAAAAATCGTGTTGAACAACGAGGTAATTTACACTTTGGAAAAAAAGGTCTTCGAATTGATTGATTTCGAAAATTTTGATCCTCCAGGAATTCAGATTTACCTTCCTAAACTTATTTTGGCTTGGAATTCTCCTTTACAGTTAAAATCAAAGATCTTTGTTAGAAAAATTATCGAAGGAATTAGTCAGGTTATTCATTTGGATCTGGTTGAAGATTTAAACAAAGAAATGGAAAAGGCGTTTGGGATATTTACATTTGTAAAGGATCTCCCATTAAATAAATAAATTATGGCAGGAATTAATCACCTATATGATATGTACAATAAGAAAGGAGCGGAGTTTACTCAATCTCTCTTTTCTCAATTTGTTACCATCAACGAAAAGATGGATGGGTCTGCCTTTTGTTTTGAAAGAGATCTGGACACTGGAAAATTTAATTTTTATCGTAGAGATCAAAGAAATCCCATAACATTGGTCGACAGGACGTTGATGAAGTATTATGAAAAACCAATCCAGTACATCGAATCCTTGCCTCCTGATATTTTAGAGAAAATTCCAAGAGGATGGAGATTCGGTTTTGAATATTTTGCCAACACAAGTCCGGTTGAAATTGTTTACGATAGAATTCCCAAGAATCACCTCATTCTTTCTTTTGTCCACAAAATGGATTTACACGGAAAGATTGCCAAAACAATTCAACAAAAAGACAAGTTGGATACCTGGGCAGATCTTCTCGGAGTGGAAAGAAGTCCAATCATTTTCCAAGGATATCTGAATGAAACACAAAAAGAGCAGCTGACCGAATTTTTGGCAACCCCATTTCCACAGTTGGTTTCCCGTTTTCAAACACAGAGTTTTGTTAGATTCATCATTTCTGTTTTGAATCCAAAATTGAAATCATCCGCCCTGAACGATGATTTAGATAAAGACGTCGAAGGAGTGGTATTCAGATTTGGAGAACCAAACTCGGAGAACGAAACTGTGCTGGCCAAAATGGTAGATCCACTGTTCACCGATTTAGCCAAAACTAAATATCAAGAAAAGAAGGATAAAAAGCCTTCTGATTTTCTTGGGATCACACTTTTGGACGTCATGAATTTTATCCTTCAACAAGGTGTAGATTCTTTCGAGGTTGAAGGTCAGGGGGAAGACGAAAGATATATTTCTTTCATTTCTGATGTTTTTGCTAAATTTTTGGATGAAAATTCCGATAAATATAAAGGGACAGACTTTGAAGAACCTGATTATTTGAAGAAGCCCGAGTTCAGGTTGAATCGGGATTTAATCAGGGATCGTAGGGTTGCTAAATTTGTCGAAGAAGACGAGGCATACGAGTCACTGTACAAGCTGATGTTAAATTCATTCAGAAAACTTAAAACCCGTGCTTCTGGCATTGTTACCTCTGGAACTCTGGCCCAGCTAAATTTGCTAATTCAAGAAATTAAAGATCATATCGAACGTCCTAAAAAAGCAGTCAACGAATCAGAATTTGTTAGTTTTTTGGATTTTCAAAAGGATTCAAAGCCCAATGTCCAATATGTGTTGGAAGAAAGCGAGGATTCAGAGAAGAACGAGAATCCTTTACTTTCATTCGATGATTTCATTTCAAAATTAGAAAGCATCGACCAACACTCAAATAAAGGAGAAGAGCCGTTGGTTGAGAAGGAAGAAGACAAAAAGATCAACGTTATTGTGGGTCGTTTTCAGCCTTTCCATTTGGGTCATCTGAATATGGCTAAAAAATTACACGAGAAAAATAAATTACCTTCTTTTGTGATCGTTGTTTATCCGGGACACAATAAGAGCGGAAAATCCCCATTTGGCGAGCAAACAATAAATCAGTACATGGATGCTGTGGTGAAAGAACATGGTGATGTGTTAAAAGACTACATGATTGTTCCAAGGGGTTTGTTGGGATCTGCGGTGAATAAATTGGTTGAGATGGGATTTGAACCTCATCTTGTTGGTGCAGGTGAAGATCGACAGGACGATTATGCCAAACAGATGGAATACATCAAAAAAACAGAGTTGTTTGATAAATTACCGGAAGGATTCAAATTGGTTGAAACACCAAGAAGCACATCTGCCACAGAGGTGAGATCTAAATTGGAAGAAGAAGATTATTCCTCATTGAAAAAGATGCTTCCAAAATCGGTTCTCAATTTATATTCGGGTTTGGTCTCAGAGCTGAAAAAAAAATAGATATATACACAAAAAAGATCCACTGTGAAAAATTTATTCAATTATACAGATTTTCTATCCAAAAATTTGAACGAGGCCGATGGCTTTGGAACTATGCCCTTCTTGCTTAAAAAAGAAGGTGATGTTTATTACTATTTTTTCCAATTGGAAAGAGAAAAAGAAGACCCAGAGGGATTTTGTCTTATGATTGGTAAGTATTCACAATACGAGTCGATGGATGGACCTAAAAATTCATATGCTGTTTTGAATATCAACAAAATTGGAACAGAAGTTATTGAAGACATAGCCATCAACAAGGGAAGCTTGCCAGAAAAAAACAAAGTTTCTTTCAAATTATCCGGGGGTGAACTCTCAAGATTATTCGAACAAATTGGAAAGTGTATTTCCAGCTACCTGGAGAAAAATCCAAAAATCATCAGAATGGTTGACGAAATGAATTTTAACTTGGATATCAAGAACTATGGAGCATATTCTAAATCTCTGCTTTCTTTTGCTTTAGGAGAAGATTGGCACATGCAAGATGGATCGTCAAAAAAGATTTACCTTTGGAATCGATAAAAAAATCGAACTTATGCATCCAAAAATGGGAACTTTTTAGAATTTTTGATCTAAAATAAAACAAAAAACCAATTATCATGCAAACATTTGAAGCAATCAAATCTTTGGTAGAAACAGTTGAAACTGATTATGTGAAATTTTCAGTTAAAGGCAATATGTCTGCTGGCACCCGTGTTAGACAGTCTTTGCAAGAACTGAAAAAACTGGCTCAGCAACTTAGGCTTGAAATCCAAGAGGAAAAAAACAAAGCGTAATTTCTTTCTACTAATTATAAAGGCAACTTTAAGAGTTGCCTTTTTTTGTGCTTTGTGATTTTATAAAAGATATATAGATCGAAAGATTTGTATTTCTTGGAGAAACAAAAATTAGAAGAAAAGTAAAAAAAACATCTAAATAAATTTTTATGCCATACTACATCGCAAGAGTACAATTCGAATCTGGTGAAACCAAGAAAAATGGAGATCCTGTCATGTCCAAAGGAGAATTTTTGGTCGAGGCAGAATCCGTTCTGGAAGTTGAACACAAAGTTGCCCAACACCTCGAGGGTGTTTCCGGATTTTTTGAAACAATCCAAATTTCAAAATCCAAAGTCGAAGCAGTGATTTCGTGAAATAATTCAATGGAATGAAAAGAAAGAACCCGTCTCTTACCTCAAGCTACAAACCACCAAAATCTGCCAAGAAAATTCCTTCGGGAGATACGGGTTTCAAGATTGTGGATAAGGCTTTCAAACAAAGCAATGAGGCGGAGACGAGTTCTTATATGCCACCACAATCCCCAATTGCTATCCAGCCCGGAGACAAGGGATTCGAAATTGTGGGAAAGGCATACAACAAGTGGCTTTGGACTTTTCCCGAGTGGAAAAAGAAATCTTCTAAAATCATCAATCCGAATGCCAATTGGGGATTGAATGCAAAGCCTATGACCCCGGCGGAGATGAAGAAGAAAATGAAAAACCTTTATCTAAAAGAGGAGGATACATCTAGAGAGATTCTCAAAGGTGGTCTTGGGGATAATCTCACAATTTTAGATTTAGCAAAAAAACACACCGGATCTCTTGACCACGATTTATCTGGTGTTGTAGATTACCTAACCAGACAATTGGTCGATGGAGTTTTTGTTGAGATGGAACACACGGATTCCCCACAAAAAGCAAGAGAGATAGCAATGGATCACCTATTTGAAGATCCGAACTATTACATTAAATTAAAAAAAATCGAATAATAAAATGCCAGCAGTTTCAAAAGCACAACAAGCAATAATGGGCCAGGCCTGGGCCTTAAGATCTGGATCTCTCAAATTGAAAGATATAGATTCAAGATATAGGAAGATAGTTAAGGATATAGCCGATGGAGAAATGTCGGATAGGGAACTTGAAAAGTTCGCCTCTACAAAAACAAAAAGACTTCCGCATTACGTGAAAGAAACTTTTGAATATGATGACTATGAAGCAGTGGATGAGGATTCAATCAAATCCAAAACTCAATATTACAAACCAGGTGAAAAAATTCGTGTTTTGAATGTTACTTACCCAGAATGGTATTCACCTGCCAAGGGGTTCGAGAACGTTAAAGTAGGAGATGTTCTTACCATTACAGACGTTGGACAAAATGTAGTTGGTCACGTTTATTTCACCGATTTTAACGATGACTATGGATTGAGTATCGAGGATATTGAAATGCTTACTGGTAAAGTTCAAGAATCTGAATCTTTATACGAAAAGGGAATCCCGGTAGCTGGGGCAACATCTCCTTTAATTGGTTCAAAGAAAATACCAACTTTCACACCCGGTCTCAATGTTGGTGGTGGGATCAAACCAATTACCCCACATTTGAACCCCGACGTGACCAAACCAAAGGGGAAAAAGAAAATGTCACATCTGGCAGACTATCGAGATTATATTGCCACCAAAAAATCTTAATTGATGCTCCATCACCTTTTGGAATTCAAAAAATACGATCCTAGGTTAGAATACAAAACCGATACCAGGAGAGATATTTCTTTGGATGACATCAGAAAATCCGGAGCATATAGAAATATTATTGATTTAGGATTTGAAGAGGAACACTCTCACCAACAGGAATTGAATAACACCTTGAAATTTGTTAGGATAAAACACAAACAAAGAGAAAGGGGACACGGCGATGTTTTTTATACGGTTCATCCAAGTGGAATTGTCAGAAGGTACAATCCAGAAAAATCACACGAAATTCCAGAAGGAGGGGGAAATGACATCCGAAGATTTCCTAGACCCTTTAAAACTTTGAAGGATTATAACAGGGCTTTACAATATCTTTTTAATTATCTCAGAAGAAAAGAATTGAGAAACGATTACAGATAGAATACTTCAAAATATATAATCAATCGTTCATACCTATAAAATTAAAAAATATAGCCAGTGAAACATATCAAAAATTTTACAATTTTTCTTTTCGAATCTGAAGAATTCACTAAAGAGGACTATTTGAACTTTAAACAATATACAAATAATAGCAAGAAAGGGATTCCGTCAACAAAGGAACAAATGGAAGCAATGAGAAAATATCATAGAATGAAGCGTAAAGGTTTGGATCCAATTGACCCTTTCCGAGAAAAGAAGGGGGAAAAAGAAGAATTCACGGAAGAAGATCGCCGAAACTTTCAGGAATATATTAAGAAGATTTATGCTAAACCAAGATTAGAACCAACGCAAAAAGAAAGAGAAGCATATAATAAATATAGTAGGCAAAAAAGAATATTGGGTCATTCTCCTTTTAAAAGACAAGAAGAAGAATTCACGGAAGAAGATTACCGAAACTTTAAGGAATATAATAGGAAGATTTATGCTAAACCAAAATTAGAACCAACGCAAAAAGAAAGAGAAGCATATAATAAATATAATAGGATCAGAACGAAAGGATTGGATCCAATTGCTCCTTTTCGAAGAAAAGAAGAAGAATTTACGGAAGAAGATTACCGAAACTATCGGGAATATAGTAGGAAGTATCAATCTAACCGAATCAACACTAAACCAAGATTAGAACCAACTCAAAAAGAAAGAGAAGCATATAATAAATATCAAAGGCAACGAAAAATATCGAATCCAATTGCTCCTCTTAAAAAACAAGAAGAAGAATTCACGGAAGAAGATTACCGAAACTTTAAGGAATATAATAAGAAGATTAATGCTAAACCAAGATTAGAACCAACGCAAAAAGAAAAAGAAGCATATAATAAATATAATAGGATCAGAACGAAAGGATTGGATCCAATTGCTCCTTTTCGAAGAAAAGAAGAAGAATTTACGGAAGAAGATTACCGAAACTATCAGGAATATAATAGGAAGATTAACGCTAAACCAAAATTAGAACCAACGCAAAAAGAAAGAGAAGCATATAATAAATATTATAGGATACGGAGATTATCGGGTCTTCCTTCTATTAAAGGACAAGAAGAAGAATTCACGGAAGAGGAATACCGAAACTATCAGGAATATAATAAGAAGGTTAATGCTAAACCAAGATTAGAACCAACTCAAAAAGAAAAAGAAGCATATAATAAATATCAAAGAATGCTCACGAGAGGATTGGATCCAACTGCTGCTTTCACAGGAAAAATTAGAATTATAACAGCAACCGGGGATTGGTCAAAATTAACGCTAGATGGAAGCCCTTTGTTTTTGTCCCATGCTAACACTTATTTTGTAACATTCTACAAAAATCCCACAAAAGAAATGATAAAGAGACTCCTTGGGGATAGTGACCAGCCGTTTACTTGTGACCCAAAGGAAGCAAGTCAGGAAATTTTTGGTGGGGATTTTCCGTACATCAATAAAAAAGAGGGATTGATATTTGCTGCAGATCCTAAATATTCTCCAGCAGATTATGAAAATGAATTGGTTCGAACAGCGAAAACCATATGTGAAAACCCAGACGAAAACGAAAATATGGATGGGGAATATGCTTTAAATATTTTAGAGAATGGCTGGGAAAACTTCACACCTGAACACATTAACCACTTGATTTTGCTTGCTAGTGAAAGTGCAAAAAAACCATCCGCGTATAATATCTTTTCTAAGGATGATATAAAAAGAATTGATCTTTTTTTGAAATTTGCTAAATATAATTTAAAAGGTCAACCATTAAAATTAATGGATCCTAGAATAGAAATTAAATTCAAAGTAGTTTAAATTGGATAAATATGAGAGGGAAAGAAAAAAATTTGGAACCTCAAGAAGACCATTACAAAAAAAAATTGAGAAACAATTACAGATAGAATAAATTAAAAAATATGAGTTGCGGCTGCGATCAAAACCAATCATTCGAGAGACAACCAGTTCACAATCCTTTATTGGATTATGATAATCCTAATTCTTTGAACGGGAAAAGAATTTTACATCGTAATGGTACAGCATTGGAAATCATATCTCCAATTTTGAATCAAAATGATAAAAGATTGATAGGGTTCACAACCAGAAATTCATCTGGGAAATTACTTAGAATTTTTGCCGAAGATGTAGTCAGAATTTAATTTGAAATTTTATTTTGGGTGAATGATATATAGATAAATTTTAAACAAACATAATATGGGCTGCGGCTGT